GCAAGTCGGTATTAACCTCTACCATCGGGCCTGAACTGAGCGCCATGTTGTCCAGCCAGATGCGCGTTGCCGCATTCATCGTCTGCTGGGAATCACGCATCATGCGCGGTACTCCCACACCCCAGAACTGATGGGGGGTGCGCTCATAGGGGAATATGTTGTACGGAATGCGGTATCCCTTGACCGGATTAAGCGCGGCCTTGATTACCTTTCCGGAAACGATCCATACGTTGGCATCAAAGTCTTGGCTGAGATCAGATCCCTCCGGAAATTCGACTCCAACCTCTTGTAGGTCATAGCCGTCAATGGAACCCCAATACTCCAGTAATTCAAACCTGCGGGAATCACCATGATCAACAACACCAGCAATTTCGCGGCGAGTGCGCTCATGGTCTTCTTCTTCATGGTTTCCGTTCCGGCGATCTTTGACAATGGATAGAATTATCTCGGAGTCAAAGCTGGGTAGGTCTGCCAACTCTCTGAACTGACGGCGAGTAAGTACGTGGCGGCGGAACATGCCAGAGCAGTCCGCAAGGCTAGTGCAATAGGGGTCTGGGTAAAGATCAAAGATCGATACCGATTCGATTTCAGGTCGGGCCTCTTCTTCCATGGCCATGACGTACTGAGATCGACCCATCTCATCCTCAACGCGCTGGTAAGACTGAACCTTGTCAATCTTTACCGTGCCGGATTTGATGGCACCGGAGCCGAAGATGCAGGCCTCAAGGATAGCCTCCTTCATCTTCTGCTCGGTGTTTTCTTCTATTAGCTGATCCTCGATGTCCTTCTGCATTTCTTCAGAGGCCATCACGGATAAACGCTCTTCCTGCTCCTGCAACCCTTGACGGATGCGCTCTTCGTTCTCAGCTAGGACTTGCCGGATCACCTCCTCAGGTTGGCCCTGCCCCATTTCCACAATATTCTGAATGAGCATCTGTTGCATTTCTGCTCGCTTCATCGGATTGATCTTGGGGCGGGGGGTTGGTTGTACGCCAAAAAATGCGTCACCGCTTTGAAACAACAGGTCTATTAGCCTGCTATACGCGGCCATCACTTTTGTTCTAGATAGTCCGACGAATACCTTACTGCGAGAGCCAGATGCTTCGCTCAACCGCGCAAGGATTTCGGGATCGTACTGGCCGGAGAACTGACGCAGATCTTCGATCCACTCATCTTCAGTTTCTCTACGGGCGTCTTTGTACTCATTGAACAGGCTCTTGAGCCTAGCTCCGAGTGACTGGAGTTCTATGTCTTGCGAGCCGTCTGGATTTTCAACATCAAATCCGACGCCCTCTTCGAGGAATTCGTCCATTAATAACCCACCACGGTGTCTACGGTTTTGAAGCGCCTTGCGACCGGATGTACTCTTGGTCGCGGCATAGAAGCCAATCCATGGAGGGCAATGGCAAACGCCATCACCCTATCATCATAACAGCCGTTTTGAGCATTGGTAGCCCCCCTTTCGTCAATGACGTAGGTGCGCAATTCTTTAATAAGCTCAGTGTCTGCTATGCCGGAATCCCTCTGTCGCAGAAGGGCGGCAAGGTTATCGATGATTAATGGCTTGGTCTTACTGGTCGTTAGGAAACCACCGCGCTTCGTCATGCGGTCTCCATAAGCACCGTCAACTGAGCTTTCAATGAACAGCGACGGGTAGTTAATTTCTTGTAGTCGGCGCAAAGTTGTTAGGCCGTGGTTGTTTCTTTCGACGATGATGTAGGCAGTGTTGTAGCGCTTGCCGAGTATCCCGACGATGTTGCCCCACTCCCACGGATCGATATGCCCGTGGTAACAGGCGACCTGTCTGCCGCGAGAGTCGAGAACCTGTGCGACCGAGTAGTCTCCGTGGGCCAATCCCTCTGCCACGTCCACGCCAATGACATACGAGTCATCTGGATTCGGCGGATACCACTCCCTATACGGGCCGCTTCTACGCTCCGACATTCCATCAGACCGCAGTTCACCAATGAAGTCGGGGGTGTAAACCTCCTTCTCGGCATCGGCCAAAACATTTTCTTCGACGAAGCATCGACCCGAAGTCAGGAAAGCTTCTATCGCGGTGGTTGGGTACTCCTGCCTAAACAGGTCGTGACCGCCTAGCTCATCCATTTTATTTCGGCGGAACTGAAGTTGTTGATCGTCCAGCCCATACTGATCGGCCAGCTTCTCTTCTTCTCGGGTGCGCTCGAAGTACGGACGCACTGTGGCCCTGTATTCCTTCATTGCAAACCAAGGAACGAAGCAGGTAATCCACTCGGTTTCGCCGCGCAAAGATTTCATGACCTGATCGTAGAACCAGCCACCAGCACCGTTCGCGGTAGATTCGAGGATTACCTCACTGCCATTACCGCCTACTGTCTGGAGTAGACCCGCTACGATGTCCGCTCCCTGCGGGTAGAAGGCGACCTCCGAGCCATGGACAAAGCGGTTAGTCTGTCCTCGCCCTGTCTGAGTCGATCTTGCTGTACCCACTCGGTAACGTGAGTTGATCTCATCGAAGACAAGGGTGGCCGCACTCTGACTGCCGAGGGTTGGCTTAAAGGCTTTATGAGGTACGTTCTCATAGAACATCCGCACCATGTTAAAGATCGAGTTAGTAGACTCAGCAAGGTGCGAGAGAACGAACGCATTGGCGTTGCGAGTTTGCGTAATCTTCCAGAAGAAGCGACCTTCCACATACGTTGATATCCCTACCTGTCTGGCCTTGAGAATCAAAGCGCGGATCTTGCCGGTCTCTTTAAGCTGTTGCTCTAGCTGGTTATGCACCATCCTCTGGCCGTCGTTTAGACGGAAGGGCAACTGCACTCCCTCCTTGTTAACGACCTTCAAAATGTTTTTGGCGTAGACGGGGAAATCGGCCTTGAACACCTTTGCCGCTTCCCTTAGCTCCTCGTCATTCACCCTCTATCCCCTCTATTATTTGCTTACACCACCACAGCAAATCAGCGTCCTCTCCCGCATGACGCATAAGATTTACCCTGTAACAGACCAGCCTGACATTACCTTTCTCATATCCTTTGCTTTGATCGATCCTGTCTACCGAAGCGTTTAGCCCAGTAGAATCCCTCATCCGGCGGGAGGCGTAGGTCATGTGTAATCCAGTAACAGAACACTTGCCCTGTTGCGCATCCCACATGTCCTTTAAGTCGGTCTTCGTCAGGCTGACTCCAACTCTCCTGCCGGTGTTAAGGCGCGTGTACAGATACGACTCCGGAGTAGACTGCTTGTACAATTTCTTTTTGGCGTTATGACACTCTCTACATATCCTCTTGAAATAACCCTTCTTGCTGTGCGGCGGATATAGCTCTAATGGCTTGGTAAGGCCGCATACGGTGCATTCACGATCTTCAGTCGCCATGCTTTTCCCCCAGTGGCTTTATGAAACGCCTCGATCCCTTTGCGAGATTCTGATACGGCGATTCGATCTGTCATCAACGACATGCCAACACCAATGCATCCCTCTATTTCTTCTGGGAAATTGGCAACGTGGAATAGGATGTGGCTTCTATTGGCCACATTTTTAACTTCGTAACACAGACCAAACTTTGGAGACTCCTTCCATTGCAAGGCGTACTCCCCTGTCGGAATGCAGGACTCAAAGGGCGCGTTATCCAGCCACGGACGCTCTATCGTGTAGAACGTATGTAGCTGGTGCATCGGAACGTGCATAACCCCCAGAGTTCCTCGGGGGTGGTAGGCAAACCTTTTCAGCGTGATCATTAGTTACAAACCACCGTCTGAGCGCCGTCAGCCGCAATGGTCGCGGTGCAGTTCGGAATGGTGTTCAAGATGCTTTGAATGGACTGCTGGTATTGAGTCCATACCGTTCCGTAGAGATCGTTGTTGTCGGCGTCCACTGCCATTAAGGCATCCAAGCCGCCGAGGCTGACCGACTCCATGCCATCCAGACCAGCCGTACCCATGTTCAAAACATTAGTCATTCCCGACTGACCCAGCGTGGTTAGGTTAAGCATCCCAGCCGCACCCAAGTTGGTCAGGTTGTCCATGCCGGTAACGCCAAGCTCGCCTGCCGTATTCAAGCCGACTGTAGAGATGGCGACGTTAGAATTAAATCCAGCCGTGCCTAGATCCACCGCCCCGTCGATACCCGCCGTACCCAGCGAGACCATGCCGTTAACGAATGGGGTGTAGTCCACATTGCCCATGGCGCTCATACCTGCCGTGGCAACGTCGCCTGTGATCTGGTTGGCTGAAACGAATGAACCGTATAGCGCCTGCTGAGTCGTGGAGTCCGCCGTGATGCGAGCCAGATCCACCTCAGAGTTGTACTTGGCCATAGTTTTTGTCGAATCCGACTGCATC